ACAGTTATACCGCTTGGTGTCCAAACACTAAACCATCCTTGTTCGCGATTGCAACAATGTATTTGCATTTGAACTTGCCAGTAATATCTATCTGGTATTCCATTGTAAAATTCTTGTGTAAACGGGCATTTAAATTCTACCGGGTCACCATTGTAAAACGCATCAGGACTAGCGCCTATAGGTAAACTATTATGTACTATAAGTTTATTACCTGACTCACATATATCGCTTATGCTTTTTTCAAACTCAGACAACGCATCTTTTTCATGTAAATTACCCCATTCAGTCATTTCATTACCTTCAAATGGAGCTTCTCTTAACGTCATTTGACGCCATAGTTTTTGTCTTTCATTTACAGAAGCCCAAGCATTAGATGCTGTTACAATGTTATGCCTACGTTTATCTAGTAAATGACTCATATTTTTTTCTTTAATTCATTAGCATAGTCTCTTAGTTTTTCTTGTAAACCAGGTTTTAAACTAAAAAACATTTCTTTTAACTTTCCTTCGTTATTAGATGTGTATAATTGAACTTTTGCTATTTCTATATCTTTTTCTGTAATAACTTCTTCAACTTTTTCAGAGTCAGGTAAATCTTCTCCGCTGTAAATATAAAGACCAATACCATGTAATGCAATAGCTTTAGCTAAACAACGTTGCATAGCTGTGTTAACAGAAAAAGAATCAGGATTCACAATGGCTTTATTACGGTAATCCATTACAGGTAATTGAGCTGTCATAGTTTTTCCAAAAGCTGTTACAGAACAAAATACCATTAAAGTTTCACCAAAGTTTTTAGGTTCTTTGTATTCCCATGTAGCATTAGGATCTTGTTGCAATAAAGTATCAACTGCCCAAGCCCAAGATAAATAAGATAAATTGTTTTTCTTTTCTATATGTTCACTAACGTCAATCTTTCTTAATTCTAAATATTTACTCATTATTAACCTCCTTTTGTTTTTCTTCTATTTCGTGTAGTTCTTGCATTACTTGTTGGTAAAACATTAAATCTTCCATTTTTTATTTCCCTTTTGTCGTATTCATCGTTAAGTTCTTTTAAATCTTTTCGTACTTCTTTTAATATTTCTGCTATACGTTTTAAATCATTCGCCATAGAATGTACCCCCAAAAAATAACAATAAATAACCATAGATATTTATTCATTTTCCCCAACGTTTCTGTAGGTTACTCCCATGTATATGTTTCTAATTTTACTTTCAGAAAAATTAAATACTTTTGCTACTTTACGAATAGGCATTATTTTTAATGCTTTTTTAATATCAATTACCTGTTCTTTTGTTAAATAAGAATAATGATATGTTTTATTCATCATGTTTTTCTTGTTGATTTAATTTATGTTCAGCTTCTTTTTCTTTTTCCTCTAATTTTTCCATTTCATCAAGGTAGTCTTCATAGTCTAACCAACGTTCCATTATATAATCCCCCCTACTTTACCTATTATGTATATACAAAAAGCTACATAAAACCAAAATAATATAACAGTTAAAATCATAGTATGTATTTTCATAAAGTCCTTTTTATTTAATTAACTTAAAAACATATTATACTTCTTATTTTGAAATGTACACACTTTTTTTCATTTAAATCGTAAAAAATCGTAACAGTTATATTTCTATAATTTTAATACTAGCTTCTTTAAGTATTTCTTTAGCTAAATCACAAGATTTCTTCCATTTTACATTTTCTTTATTTTTTTCGATAACTACAGTTGAAACTCCTACTTGTATGATTCCTTTCGAACATTCATGACAAACAGGCAAACCATAAACATATAATGTAGAATTTTTTAAAGAAACACCATTTAAAGAAGAGTTATAAATAGCATTCATTTCTGCATGAACTATATAATCAAGTTTAACATTTCTGTTATTTAACCTGGTTTTTAAATCTTTAATTTTTCTTGGAAATCCATTGTAACCTTGTGCTAATATTTGTCCTTCTTTACTTACTATAACAGCTCCTACTTTAGTACTAGGATCTTTAGACCATTCTGATATTTTTTCTGCTAAATCCATGTACTTTCTATGCCACATATAGTTTTTTCCAAGTTTTATTATTTAAAATCCTTTGTTTTGTACAATCTATTTCTATATGTTTATTTTTTAAAGGTTTTTTATCCCTATTTAATATAATTTTTGGAATATCGTTTTTAAATAATTCTTTTAAAACTTTTTTTTCACCATTTCTTTTTGAGTGTGGAATTGTTAAAGCATGAGAAATAACTTTAGGAGATAAAAAAGGGGACCTAGATTCTATGGTAAATCTCATCATTGTTCTATCTAATTTTGGTAAATGATAATAAGGTAGTTCCATAAATATATCGCTAAATTGACTATCATACAACGCAGATCTTTTATAACCACCAAACAATTCATCTGCACCATCTCCTGTTAATGTTGTGTAAAAACCTATTTCTTTTAATTTTTTTGCCATGGAAATTTGTGGTTTAACAGATCCTAAATCAACAGGCGATTGATGAATGATTAAAGATTCTTTTGTTGATATATTTTCATTTTTTATTAACACTAAATCATCATGACTTTTGTAAAAGTTTAAAACAGAATTAACCCATTCTATTTCATTGTTTTCTACGTGGATTAATTTAATTTTATTTTTAGTTTGTTTTATTAAAGAATAAATAATTGTAGAATCTAAACCTCCAGAAAACAACAAAGAAACATCTCTTTTTCCGTTTAATCTATTGTTAGTAGAATCAAAAAGATCTTTTTTTAAATTGGTTTTATCTACTTTGCCCCAGTCCCAATAAGTATAAATTTGACCTTTGTAGTAATAGCATCCTGGTGGTATTTGTTTAATTTCATTCCAAGGAGTTTCTGGTCTTGGATCATAACCCCATTTAAGAACATTGGATAAAAATAAATGGTTAGGTGTTAATTTTCCGTATTTTTTTAAAATATCTATTTCTGAGGAAAGTATTTCTAAATCAGTTCTATAATAAATAGGTTTTTGTGATAAATAATCTGTAGCAGCAAATATATGATTGTTTATTACTGTTACAAAAGACCAAAAACCATCAAATAAATGAAAACCTTCTAATCCTTTTTTTTCAAAAACATCCGAAATAGCTTCTGTGTCGTTTTTATAATCACCAAAATTTTTGTAATTAAATATTTCACCAACTAACATAAAAGGAACGTTTTTTTTATTAAAATAAGGTTGTATTGCAATATTTTTATTTAAGTTTACAAACGGTAAAGATTGGTGTGCCAACTGAATATTATCTTTTCTATAATATCCGTCATAACCATCAAGACCTCGATAAGAAATATCTTTAGTGTTTAAATCTATTCCTATGTTTTTACCTGCAATAAAACCACACATACAATCCTTATTTTAATAATTTATTTAAAGTATACTTATCATTACTAAAACAATGCAAAGAAGTTGCTGAAAAATGTAAAGTACCCATTTTACATTGCAAATTAGCTTCTTTATTTATCCACAAAGCTAAACTATTAGCGAAATACAAATCATTATGTAAATGTCTTACTGCATCACAACTTCTCATGTGATAAGAACAATGTAACTCGTTAAATCTTTTTATAAAATGCCATCCGAAAGAACAAGGAACTCTTTCTCCTAAGTTTGCTGCTGTTAAATCTTCTGGAAACCACATAGGTATATAACATTGTCTAGTATAAGGATCTTTTTTTAATAACGTAATAGCTGAATCTAAGTTTGCGTTTTCAAACCTAATCCCTTTTGTGTTTTTATTTCCCCACATTCTTTCTGGATAAGTATGACTAAATACATTACCACTCAAAAAATCTTCTGTATTTTTTAACCACATTTTATGAGAAGGCGGGGGGTTATACGGTATACCGCTTATTCGTTCTTGGAAATGAATAGAAGCCCATGGTTGTAAAGCATTTAAAAGTTCAGAACATTCTTCTTGTGTTTCAGACATTTGTACCAAAAGATTAGCATGTAATATTTCTAAAAAATCTGGGGGATTTTGTTTTCCTTGCCATGTTTTTGTTTCAACTATATAACCATAATCAAGTAGTTTTTTTCTAATCCCTTTTAATCCTTCTTTTAAATTTCTTGCGTATAAAGTATTCATTAAATATTCCTATTTAAAAAATCTTTTTTGATATGTTGACCTTGCATTTTTTTTCTTAAATAAGATACAAAAAAAGAACTGTAATTAATTAAATCTTTAGCAGAGTCTTCTAGTGATTCAAAATTTGGATCGTAATTATTACTTTCCATTGCTTCTAGTACTGATTTAATCCTTAACATTTTTCCATGCATAATATCTAAAATTGTAAAACAACCACGTGGATAATAATCTGCTTGTTTAATAGAAGAGTTTTTATTTTGATAATCCTCTGATTTTTTTAATTGTAATATTTTACATTCTTCTAAAACTTTTATAGATTCGTTCATTTTAAATACTTTCTTTTAATATTTTTTTAATATCAGGTTGTTTCCAATCTTTTGGTTTAACAACATCAATAGGACTTTTTCTTTTTGAATCTGAAAT